TTAATGTATGAAGGCAAAGCTCCTGAGCTTGTTGAAACAAAACGAGCTCGAATGCCTGCCTTCTTTGAACACTCAAATGCAAACCTCCCATCATACGCTTGAGGCTGTACTTGGTCCTGACTTTAAGTACATTCTCAAGGAGTTGCAAGACAACTTCCCACAACACACACCGCATCCTAAAGAGGAGCTATCAGTTATTATGTACAAAGCAGGACAACGTTCAGTAGTAGAGTGGATAGAACACAGATTGGAGGAGGATAAGTAATGGCATCAAAAGAATACAACCCAACATCAATAGACCCTGAAGTAAAGAAGAATTTAGTAACAGGTTACTACAATAGATTCACTGGTAAAAAATATTCCAGTAAAACTAAGCGTGACCAGTCAGAACGTAGCTGGAAGATGGATTACTACCGAGCGAATAGGAAAGACTTCGCTTCGGGTGAGAGTATGAAGCATAAGCCTGCTAGTTACTGGCAGAAGCACTCAAAGTATTCTACTAAATATGGTAGTAAAGATGGTGGCGCTTATAACATAGAGACAGCAAGGGTAGACTATAAATCTGACTGGGTAGGACCTGATCATGAAGGTGCTAATGACAACCCAAACTTTAGAAAGGTGTGGTCAGCGTTGACCTTGGATCAGCAAGGTGGTATCAGTAAGAAAGAGTATAGTCATATGAAAACTTTCCTTGTTAAAATTAAACAAGGTGGTACAAAGCTTGCTAATATGACTGCAAAGCAAGCTAATGAAATTGTTGATGTAGTCAATGACTTTAAATTTCAAGCAGCTAAGCAGGGTATAACATGGGACAAGAATAGTTATAAATCTGATACTATCAATAGTGTAGCTAAAGAATTAGCTAAGACTGATGATTATAAATGGCTTGATACAAAGGTACCTACAATCATCACTAAAGGTAAAGATGGTAATAAGTTCTTTGATTATACTGATAAATTTACTAGAGGATTTGCTGATCTAGCTGAAGATACAGCTAAAGAATATGAGTCTAAATATATAGATGAAGTATTCGGTACTGATAAAACTCAAGTAGGTACAGAAGGTTCCGGTAAACTTCAGGAAGGTAAGACTACTGTTAAATGGGGTGTCGACCTAGTAAGAACTGATGTAAAAGATTTAGAGGTTGGTTCACAGAAACACTATGAACATATCACAAGAGGTAAAGTAAACTGGGCACACTACCGTGATGATAAATGGTTCAACAAAGCAGCTAAACATTTAGAAGTTAAAGCTGGTGATATCACAGCTAAAGGTGACCACACAGATCAGATTCATGACATCAGAGAGGTTAATGATCTCCTAAATAGTACTAAGGATAAGTCTAAGACTGACTGGGGTAAGTGGCATAAAGATGATTGGCAGTATGAAATGACTGGTGTTCAGTACGAGATGGATGATAAAGGAGTTCTCTGGAAAGGTGATCCTAAAGATGGAGGAGAAAGAGTAGTTGGTTTCTCTGAGTTAATGGATAAAGATAGTGATTACTATATCAAACCAGGTGAGAAGAAGGAGTTCCATGTAGGTACAACCAAAGATGGTGAGAAGATAATGAGAGAATATGAATCACCTGTTACAGATATGTCTGATATAGTATATGATCCAGATGATGAGGATCAAAGTAAAGATCATACAACACCTTTAGGTTGGGAGATAGAAGGTAAGGTTAAGAAACAGGTAGAAGATATTAAACGTCCTAATATTACAGGTATCAAATGGGATGGTAACACACCTAAGCTTAAGTCACCAGTTAAAGAAGCTTCGGCACCTACAATCAGCCCTCTCAGTTCTAAATCCTGGGCACAAAAAGCTACTACTACTAAGAAATAGAGGTATAAATTATGGCATTTGAATGGACAGGTAAGGATTGGGATAAAGGTGGTCAAGGTACTTTCGGTAGATCTGATTACTTTGAAGCATTAAGAAGAGGTGGTACAGATAAAACCTCACTAACTAAGACAAGGAAATCTATCCAAGATTGGATGGGTAAAACTACTAGTCAGCAATACATAAATAAACCTGGTATGCAGATTAAAGACTGGGTTACTAAAGGTACTGACATAGGATCAACTATGTATGGTACTGGAGGTAGTGCTGCAGATGCTACTACTTATGGTAAGGCAGATTACTATGCTGACTTAGCTCAAGGCCGTTCAGCTCAAGATGTAAGGAAGCATTTCACTGACAACCTTGCTAACGTATCTAAGTTAGGCCCTAATGTTTTCAAGTTGATCAATGAACAAGCTACTACTGCAGTAGAAGACTCAGCACGTAAGGGAGCAGATGAAGAAAAAGCTGTTGTTGAAAAAGCTTTGACTGAAACAAAAGATACTTTACATCAGACTAAGGGTGAATTAACTGCAGCTACTAAATCATTAGCTGATAAAACTGCAGGATATAAAACCTTACAAACTAAATATGATACTGAATTAGCTGACTTAAAAAGAGCAAGTTTAGCACAAAGAACTAACGCTCCAGTAAGAGTTGGTGGGCCTGGCAGTGCCTTAAATATTAGGTCTGCTAGGGGACCACAACTTAAAGGAAAGTTTCGTGGTACTCTTGGAGGTCTGACTAGACCACAAGCCATTTCTAATAAATTAAAATCAACAGCACTTAATGTATAATGTATACAGCTAGAAAAAGATATGACGCTTTGTTAGGATACCGTTCCGAGTATCTAAATCAAGCGGATGTAGCGGCTAGGCTGACACTTCCATATCTAATTCGAGATGAAGAACAATTCAGAGGAGGAACCCACGATCTTAAGACACCGTGGCAAAGCGTTGGCGCGAAAGGTGTAGTCACTCTAGCATCGAAATTGATGTTAGCTCTACTACCCGCTCAGACCAGCTTCTTTAAACTCCAAGTGGATGACACCCAACTAGGTGAAGTTCCTGATGAAGTAAGAACCGAATTAGATTTATCCTTTGCAAAGATTGAACGTACAATCATGGATGCTATTGCAGCATCAGATGATCGTGTTGTTATACACCAAGCTCTTAAGCATTTGGTGGTAGCAGGTAACGCTTTAATCTTTATGGGTAAAGATGGACTAAAGCTATACCCGTTAAACCGTTTTGTTATAGATCGAGATGGTAACGGTAATGTAATTGAAATCGTCACTAAAGAAAAAATTGCCAAAAAATTATTGGCAGATGTGTTAGATGACTATCAGAATCCAGCTGATGCTGATGATGATAGAGAAGATGTTGATGTCTACACATGTGTCAAGAGAGAAAACAATCGTTTTGTTTGGCATCAAGAAGTCTTTGATAAAGTCATACCTAACTCAAGAGGTAAGGCACCACTAGATACTAACCCTTGGATCCATATGAGATTCAATACTGTTGATGGTGAAGCCTACGGAAGAGGTAGAGTAGAGGAATTTATCGGAGACTTGAAGAGTCTTGAAGCATTGTCACAAGCAATTGTTGAAGGCTCAGCTGCAGCAGCAAAGGTTGTGTTCGTGGTATCACCTAGCTCCACAACAAAACCACAGACCTTAGCTCGTGCAGGTAACGGTGCAATCGTCCAAGGACGGCCCGATGATATTGGTGTAGTCCAAGTCGGTAAGAGTGCTGACTTTGCTACGGCTTATCAAATGATAGGACAGTTAGAGAAGAGATTATCTGAAGCATTCTTAATACTCTCGGTACGCCAGAGTGAAAGGACAACAGCTGAAGAAGTCCGTATGACACAGATGGAACTAGAGCAACAGTTAGGTGGACTATTTAGTTTACTCACTGTAGAGTTCTTAGTACCATATCTTAATCGTAAGTTAGCTATATTCCAGAAGACAGGTAAGATACCTAAGCTACCTAAAGCTTTGGTTAGTCCTGTTATTGTAGCAGGTGTTAATGCATTAGGTAGGGGACAAGACAGAGAAGCATTAGGTATGTTCCTCACTACCATCTCACAAACGATGGGACCAGAAGCTACCCAACAATACATTAACCCAGAAGAAGTTATTAAACGTTTAGCAGCAGCACAAGGTATAGATATCCTCAACCTTGTAAGATCTATGGAAGAGATACAAGGTCAACAAGCAGCTGCTCAAGAACAAGAGATGGCATTAGAGGAAGCTAAGGTTTCTAACAGTGACCCAATGAATGATCCATCTAAAAACCCACAACTACAGGAGGAACTCAGTGGACAAGGTTAAGCCCTCAAGGCCACGTAAGGCTAAGCGAGCACCGATCAAAAAAGTCCAACCACCCGAAGAGTCTACTAATAAGTACGCTCCTAAGATGAAGGTTGGCAGACCATCTATCAAAGCACCAGGTACTAACGTGGTGACAACAGTTGGTCTTGGCAAACTAACAGTGGAAACAATCAATGGCAGAAGCACAGACACTAACGTATGATGCTAATGAGCAACCCGAAGGTGAGCTTAATACTGAAGAGCAAGAAGCCCTTGAGGTTGGTGAGAAGTTAGCAGAACAGCAAGAACAATTACTTGCTGGTAAATTTAAAGATGCGGAAGAACTTGAAAAAGGTTACATTGAACTACAAAAAAAACTAGGCTCTTCGGAGGATAACAAAGAAGAGAAAGTTACTGATACCAAAGAAGAAGAAGAGAAACCAGAAGTTGATTTCTTAGATACTCTTTGGAAGGAAGCACTTGATGACTCTTATACAGAAGAAACTGTAAAGAAACTGAGCGAGATGGATCCTAAAGATGTCGCTCAAATGTATCTAGAGAAGCGTGCTGAATTTGAAAAAGAAAAAGCACCTCAAGAATTAACTGAAGAAAATGTAACACAGTTAAAAGAGGTAGCTGGTGGTGATAAAGAATACCAAACCATGATGCAATGGGCTGTTGATAACTTGAGTGAAAACGAAGTATCAATGTACGATGAAGTTATGGATAAAGGTGATCCGTTATCAGCATTCTTTGCAGTGCAAGCTTTGAAATATAGATTTGATGATTCAAGAGGTGTGGATGGTCAGCTACTTACAGGTAAAGCTGCCTCTAATACAGGAGATAAATTCCGTAGTCAGGCTGAAGTAGTCAGGGCTATGACTGATCCTAAGTACGATAGCGACCCTGCTTATCGTCAGGATATTTATGAAAAACTTGAACGTTCCAACATACAATTTTAGTAATGTCAATCATTTACAATCCAAAAGCAGCTTCACGAGCTAACGATTTCCAAATTGAATACATGATCAATACAACGGGTGACAGATGGTTCATCCCTTATAATGACAGTGGATCAACAACTGCACAAGTAGCACTATGTAACACAGTGGTAGGTAATACTACTGATGGAACTGCTTGTGGCTCAGGGGTAGTTCCTTCAT